TATTTGTGAATTTTGTGACTATAAAACAGTCAGATTAAGTCAATATAATAGACATATTTTAACAGCAAAACATAATATGCTATGTAAAATGCTATATTCAGAATCTAATACGAACCAAATAGTTCAAACGCATAAATGCTGTAATTGTAATAAAGAATTTAAACATCAACCAAGTTTATCTAGACATCAAAAAAAATGTAATAAACCAGAAAAAATAGAACCAGAATTAAAAGAAGAAAATACAGCATTAGTAGTAGTTGAAACTAATAAAAAACCTACACTAGAACATTCAATGGTATTTGATTTTGTAAAACAAATAGTAGAAAGTAATGAAAGTATATTAAAACAAAACCAAGATTCGCAAAAACAAAATCAAGATTCGCAAAAACAAAGTCAAGAATTTCAAATGCAAATGTTTCAACAAATGATGGAATTTATGAAACAACAGTGTTCTTTAAATAGTAATAACATTAACAATGGAACTATAAATAATAATAATTATACACAGTTTAATTTACAAGTATATTTGAATGAAACCTGTAAAAATGCTATGACAATTAATCAATTTTTAGATTATCTTGAACCTACTATTGAAGAGTTAGAAGCAACAGCACATTTAGGATATGTTGAAAGTATTAGTAGAATTATTATGCGTGGTTTTAAAAACTTAGAAGAGTATGAACTACCATTTCACTGTACAGACTTAAAACGGGAACATATTTATATTAAAAACCCTGATGATAAATGGGTTGAGGAAACAGATGAAAAACCAATTTTGTTACTATTTATAAAAGAAGTTGCTAGAAAGAGTTTTAAAAATTTAAGTGCTTGGCAAAAGAAAAATCCAAATTGGGCAAACTATAATTCAAAACAAAATGACTTATTTAACAAAATTGTTGGTAACTCAATGTCAGGTGAAACAGAAGAAGAACAAAAAGCAAATTATGAAAAGATTATGAAGAATATTATGAAAAATATTACAATTGACAAAAGTAAAAAAAATAAAAAGTAAAATAAATGGATAATATTATTGGATAACATGGATAACGACTTATGACTGAAAAACTCGCCAAAAGTCGCAAGTAATTATTGTAACTATATATGTAGTCATTACTTTGATTATGTAAAATATTATAACACGCTAAAACTAACAAGGATAACAAGGATAACAAAAAACTCGCCAAGAATAAAAAGTGAGTTTAAATTTAATTTATAAAAGATTTAGATAAATTAAATGGACGATTTTAATGTATCTAGTTTACACGAGTCAAAAAATGAATGGGGAGCAAGATTGCTTACTATTTTAACTCCTCTTATTATTGAAGGTTTAAAATCGATTTTTGAAGAGGCATTTAAACTTTGTAAAGATAATAATGAAACCGATAAATATTTAATGACATTTCAAAATTTCTTATCTAGAATTCCAAAGTGGAATTCTTCAGTAATTGAACAAGAAAAGAAACGTATTGTAGAGAAAAGTGCTTGTTCCTATTTAGAAGATTTAGTAACTTGTGTTCATATTATTCAATTAAAACTTTTAACTGCTATGCGTGTAGGTCATAAACAAAAGAAGATTGATATTAATATTCCTAAGTTAGATGATTTTATTCATAAGGCTTATATTGGTGTAGCTAGAAAGGTTTATAAAAATGTTTACTTATTTGAATTAGGTATTCCTCCTCTTCAAATGCAAAAACATAATAGAGAGTTAGAAGTTATTGTTCAAGAATGTATTTTAAATACAATTAGAGAAAATATTCCAATTGAATCAATTTTGAAAGCATATATGGATGAAACTGTTGAAGAAGATGTAGTAGAAGAAATTAAGGAACAAATTATTGAAAAGGAAGAAGATAAACCTAATGGTGAAAGCCAACATATTACTGAAGATATTCCTTTTAGTAATAGTAATATTAGTAATAGTAATATTAGTAATAGTATTAAGTTTAATGATATTGATATGGTAAGAGATATTAAGGGTAAAGAAGAAATGATAGAAGCACCTAAGACAATTGAACGTTTAGAAGAAATAAGTAATTTAAGAAATGCTCAACGTAAATTAGAAGAAGAAGATGATTCTGATGGTGATAATATTAAGTTAAATATTATGGATCAAGACATTCCACTAACAAGTTTAGATGTTCACGATATTAATCCTCCAGATATTAATTTAAATATTGATGATTTACTAACAGATATTGAAATTTTACATTAATGCGTTTAATTTAGGTGTAATATTGTAAAAATATATTGTAATGGATAATATATTTTTAATAGCAGGTATAATAGCATTTATATTTTTATTGGCTAAGTTTTTAGAAATGCGAATGGTTGATAAAGAAAGTAAACCATTAAAACTGTTAGTTAGAGATGCCTTGTTAGTTTATTTTAGTGTTGTTGCTGGACATTTTATTATTCAACAAATTGATCCAATTATTAATGAAACTGTAAAACAAGCAGTTATTCCTGGTGCTTTTACAAGTGATCCCGATTTTTAAACAAAATGTAATTATATAATTTAACTAACAAAACTATATAATTAACTAACAAAAACAAGGTAAAGAATCAATATTGATTATTAAAGAATCTTTGGGTACCTTCTTTTTATTAATTTCAAAAGAAGAAAATTCTGATTTATCTAATTGTGCTTGTGGTGTATGATTATGAACACATCTTGCTATCATTTTATATAATTTAAAATCTGGATAACGTTCTTGACCATTATTTTTATATAAAACATTTAATCCATTATCATCAGTACACCAATCTAAAATAAGTTTTTGAATTGGTTCTAATAAGCTAATATCTTTTACATCACTAATGTCTTCAATTACAAAATCAAAAATAGAACAAGCAAGACGACATAAATCAAAACTATAATTTGGCTCTAAACGTGGTTTCTTTTCATTAAAATATGGTTCAGTATTATATTGTCCTGACGCATCTCCACCTGGTTGAAAACTATCACTACAAAATAGTTTTCCGTCTAACTTATATATAGCTCTTCCAAAGTCAATAATTTTAAATAATTTTCCAAAAGTAGGCACTTTATAATATTTTTTGTTATATAAATAATAAATATGTTTTAAATTTGTTTCATTATACATAACATTGTTAGTATGAAGGTCATTGTGAGTAAATGAAAAACATTTTTGATATGTAATAAGTGTCATAATTACTTGGAATAATGCTGAAAACCATTCATCGTGAGATAATTCGTTTTCTAATATTAAATTATCAAGTGTATTTTCACAATGTTCTAAACAAATTACTTGAATTGGAAACTGCTTAAATGTGGCAAATAATTTTTCATCTTCTTCATAACTAGAAATATCGTCATCTGATTCCCAAATAGTATCTTCATCATTATTTATAGATTCTTCATTTTCATTATTATCATTTAATTCATTAGATTCATCTAATTCAGTTTGTTCATCTAATTCATTTATTTCATTTACTTCGTTTAAAGAAGAATTTGTATGTGATGTTCTTGAAGAGCAAGATGAACCACTTTTAAGTGTTTTAGATGATTTAGTATTAATATCATTTGTGTTAGTATTACTGTTAGTTATATCAACTAAATCAATTGATAAATCTTTCATTTCTTCCAAATTAATAACATTTTCTACAAATATATCTTCAAAAATATTATTATCAATTGATTTTACTGATAAATTTGATTTATTTGACGCATTATGTATTACAATTGGTTTTTTAATAACATGTTCATTTTCATCAGTTGGATCAGTATATAAATGCGAATAATCTTCAACATCAAACAGCTTATTTTTATTTTTAATAAAAAATTCTGAGTAAATTAAATAATCTAAGTCATCCGCAATATTAATTTTATAATTATTTTTAATACCTAAAAAAGAACCGTAAAAGTCTAATCCATTAATAAATCTATATTTATTTAAAAGCATACTTGATAAGTATGAAAACATACTGTCAATATAAGCAGTATTATTGTAACTATTTATTTTACTATGAACTTTAACTGTTGTATCAAATGTTGGCAAATTAAATAAAAATGGATCAGTATGGTCATATTTGCCTACAAAGTATTTAAATGGATCTAATAAGGGTGCTTGTTTAACAAACATTTTTTGACTAAGTACTTGTGATTCATCATCAATGTGTTTTATTTTACAATCATAAATGTTAACATTATTATTGCTTTCATTTTTAGAAGATTTAATGTCAGTAATATACCAACTATGATTTAAGTTAATAGAGTTAAAGTTGTTGTTAGTTAGTGAAAAGAATTTATTATAAATTGGAATATAATTTTGACAATTTGTTAAGTTGAATTTTTCATTACTGCTAAACTTAGAAAATAAATTGGTATTTTTGCGCTTTTGATAGTTAACAAGTGGCTCTGTTGTCATTAGCAAAATAATATATTAATAATATTAAAATTTAACTTATATTTCTATAAATTAAACAATTTTATTTGATTTAATTTCCTAAATAAACTAACAAATAGAAAAACTTATATTTTTAGTCAAATTGCGTTAAATATTTAGTAATTTGTTAGTTTATAGTATAATAAAGATATAATGAATTTAGAATTAAAAAGGTTTGATATGAAAAGTATAAGTTTCAAGCCAAATGAATCAAAAGGTCCGGTTGTTGTTTTAATTGGTCGTCGTGATACTGGCAAATCTTTCTTAGTTCGGGACTTGCTATTTTATCATCAAGATATTCCAATTGGCACTGTTATTTCAGGAACAGAAGAAGGTAACGGTTTTTATGGAAAATTAGTACCAAAACTGTTTATTCATAATGAATATAACACAGCTATTATTGAAAATGTATTAAAACGACAGCGTAATGTATTAAAACAAATTAAGGCGGAAATGGAAAAATATAAAAGATGTACTATTGACCCGCGCACTTTTGTTATTTTAGATGACTGCTTATATGATGCTACTTGGTCTCGTGATAAATTAATGAGATTACTCTTTATGAATGGACGTCATTGGAAGGTAATGTTAGTCATCACAATGCAATACCCTTTAGGTGTGCCACCAACCCTAAGAACTAACATTGATTATGTATTCATTTTAAGAGAACCATATATCGCAAATAGAAAGCGTATATATGAAAATTATGCTGGTATGTTTCCAACATTAGAAAGCTTTTGTCAGGTAATGGATCAATGTACTGAAAACTATGAATGCCTAGTAATAAATAATAATGCTAAGTCAAATAAGCTACAAGATCAGGTATTTTGGTATAAAGCAGATCCACACAATGATTTCCGTCTTGGCTCTAAGGAGTTCTGGGAATTATCTAGCAAGGTAGGTTCAGATGATGAAGAGGATCAATATGACCCAAATAATGTAAAGAAACGTGGTCAAGGTCCTAAGATTGCTGTTAAAAAGACAAAATGGTAATATAAATAAATGTAAATAAAGTATATTATTAGTTAAAATTACTTAAAAATAATATGATGTATATTTATAAATATACATCATATGGATATTATTAAGGCATTTAATGAAAATGGTATGGTTACCAATATAACTATAAAAGGAACATATGATAATCCTTTATTTAAAGCAATAGATATTGGAGAAGTTTTAGAAATTGTTAATATACGACAAAGCATTGCTAGTTTTGATGAAACTGAAAAACATGCCGTCATTAATACTGACGGCATCGGCAGAGAACAAAATACTACATTTTTAACTGAATTAGGATTATATCAATTACTATTTGTATCTAGAAAACCTATAGCAAAAGTATTTAAAAAATGGGTATCTGAAGTTATAAAAGAAATTAGATTAACTGGTGAATATAAATTAAAAAAAGAGATAGAAGAAAAAAATAATACAATTTTAGAAATAGAACAAAATAAGCAAAAAGAAGTAGAGCAAGCAATTGTAAATCAATTTCCTGTAAATACTGAATGTGTTTATATAGGAAGTATTAGTAATACAAATGATAAAAATGAAAAATTATTAAAATTTGGTCATACAAATAATTTAGCAATTAGAATTACAGAACATAAAAAAACATATGATAAATTTTATATAATACACGCATTTAAAGTTCAAAATAAAGTAGAAATAGAAAACTTAATTAAAACTCATCCAAAAATAAAATCACAAATTAGAAGTATTAACATTAATGAAAAAGTAAAAAAAGAAATAATAGCTTATGATGAAACTAATTTTACAATTGAAAAACTAACAAAATATATAAAAGAAATTATTCAATCTAAAACATATAGTATTGATAATTTTAATAAATTATTAAAAGAAAATGAAGAATTACTTTCTGAAAATATAGAATATAAATATTTATTGGAAAAAAACAAAGAAATTCAACATAAACAATTATTAGAAATTGAAGAATTAAATAAAAAAATAGCTGAACAAACACATATAATTAGTTTAATAAAAGAAGAAGAACAATTAGTTTATCAAAATGAATTGATATCGCAAAATGAACAAACTAACAAATTTAATGAATTTATTACAACAATGTGTATAGTTAAAAAAGATGTTGAAGAATCATCAGCTAATTTAGAAGGTCAATATAGAATTTGGTGTAAAATAAAACCAAAAAAAGAGATATTTCATGCTTTTAAACATTATTTAGATACTAGATTTAAACATTGTAGAATATCTAATCAAGATAAAAATCAACTTGTATATGGATATGAAGGTATTAAATTAAAAGATATAGAATATAAAAAAACTTATTTAGTTGGTGAAAATAATGTAGAAACTTTTATATTTCAAATATGTGATTTTACACCAAGTGGCAAAATATTAAATTCTACATTACTAGAAGAATTTATAAAATGGAAACAAAGTGTTAAAAAAGATATAAATAATAATGA